GACGCAGGTAAGCGATTGCAGCGTACTCAGGATCAAGGATCAGAGCATCACGGGTACGCATGAAGCGGTTAGGAACAACCGACATATTGCCGAAGTCCGACACGTAGATGTCAGCAGCGCCAATGATCGTCGATGGCTTTGCACCAGTAACGTTGAAACGAGTTTCGCCGATACCAGTAAAGCTAGAGACCTTCTGTTTACCAGCAGCGCCAACCATCAGAACCGTTGGGGAACCACCGGACACGAACACCTCAGCAACCACTTCTTTCAGCAGAGCCTCAGTGAAAGTACGGGTGTTACCGTCAGTACGAGCCGATACGCCGATAGTCGTAGGATCGCCACCGTTAGTCTGAGCAGACGAGTTGGTTTTGATCCATGACAGCAGCGAACCCATCTTACGAGCGCCAGAGTTGCTGGAGCCAGCGTCACGACCCTGATTTGACAGCAGGATGGTTTCCAGATCACGCTTCAGCTCTTGCGAAGCCTTAGCAAGCTGATAAGCCTTTTCCGACTTACGACCAGCCTTGTTTACTGCATCCAGAGTGCCGGAGACTTTGATGGTCTTTTGCAGGATCTGGGTGTAGTTACCGAGACGGGTAGTAGGTGACAGAGTTGCGTCAGAAGCGTCAGCGCCTTCAACAGCAGCGTTAGCAGTCGTTGCAGCAGCCAGCGAATCCGTCTGCCATTCATGATAGACCGCCGTGGCCTTGGTCTTACTAATACTGGACATGAAGGGGGTCTCAGTTGGGCTGATATTATAGATAACATCGGTAAGGTCTTCGCGCTGACCAATAGCATCGTATGCGTTATAAATTGCCATGATTAAATCCTTTACAAGAATCGTTCAAATACACTTGCGGCATCAGAGACCCTTCCGGAACTCTTAGCTCGCGCTTTAAGTTTCTTCAGTTCCTCGCTGTTGCTATCCCTTGGCCTAGATACGCCGGGCTTAATCGCCTTAGGAGCCTCTGAGACCTTCTTAGTGATACCAGACTTAGAAGACTGCAACTTATCAAACTGCATAGCCTTCCACAGCGTCAGAACTGCTCGCGAATCATAAACATTCGCTAATTCATCATCAGAAAACCCGGCTTGCTTACCGTAAGTCCGAATGTCCTTTCGGATCAATTCGCCCTTCTCGGGATCAGCATATTCAGGTAACGCAGCAACTAACTTCTCAGCCTCAACAGATATTTGCTGTCTCAACTGGCTCTGTCTGTCGTATTCCTGCTGTTGCGAGATACGCTCACGTTCAGCACGAACCTGCATTAACTGCTTCTCCTTTTGACTCATCTCGGCTACCTTGACAGCGTAACCAATCGGATCAGTCTCCTTGAGATACTCCAGATTCTCCTCTGGCTGCTGCTGATTCAGCATCTGCTCAATCATCTGCAACCGCTCCGCATACTGGTCACGGAGTTGCCTTGCTTCATCGATACGCTGGCGCTCTGCCTCAACTACCTTGCGTTCTTCAGCAACGGCTTGCGATTTCTTGGTATAGTCTGTGCCAAGTTGATAAGACTTGATAAGCTCGTCAAGGGTTACCTCTTTGTCTTCGCCAGCGGCTTTGACACGATACCTCTGAGGTTCCTCTGCTTCTTCACCGTCATCTTCTTGTTCTACCTCTGACTCATCCGATTCCTCGTACTCATCAGATTCGGCATCGCTATCGTTGGCCTCTGCTTGGCGTTTAGGTTGTTCCTGTTCGGAGCCTTCATCACCACCCATTAGACCCAAAATAGCGTCTGCTGCACCGCTTACCGTTAACTCTGCATTCCCTTCCGGGGTCGTGCTTTGAGTATCGCTCATGTATGTTTCCTAAATTATATCGGGAACCGCCCGACTCGGGTTACAAAATCTTTAGCCTTTTGGCATCGATCACCTTTTGATCCGCCATGCCTTCGATATGGTTCTCAATAGACTCCAAAACCCTTAGACGCATATAAGCATCCTCACGGGCTTGGACATCGTTATAGTCGCTCATGAGTATCCGGCTCATCTCTACGCCCCTGAGTTCCTCAAAGACCTCCTTAAAGGTCTCGTCCCTCAGCAGGTTAATAGCCCATTGCGCTCTGTCCACTCAAGCTCCCTAGTTCTTTAATCGCCTTCAAAACAATCTCAGCCTGTTTGTTACGGCTATCCTCATCAGCCAAGTCCATAGCCAGAATAGCCTGAAGTTGCTGGACTGCTAACTGTGCCTCTTTAATACGAATCTCAGCCTGATCCTTCTGGTTCTTCATCTGCATCTCTATACCTTTACGGGTATATTCTGCCTCTAACTGCTGCTTCTCCAGATCCAACTTAGCCGCATCAATCTGAGCCTTAGCCTGAGTCTTCTCGCGCTCTACTTCCATTAGCATCTGAGCAACTTCAGCCTGAGCATCAGGAGTCGGAGGCTGTGGCTGTGACAACTGAGCATCTTGCTCCGGCGTAATCTCGTTCATGAAGACGCTAGCATCCTTAAAGCCAGCAGCCTCAATGAACCTGCCCAATGTGTTGCGATACTGACCAACCGTAACGAGAGGATTCGACGGGCCATACTGCTGAATGATCTGCTCTTGCTTGGCTAAGATCATCTGCAACATGGCAATCTTCTGATCCCTGTCACCTGAACCCAGACCAACGTTAACCGACACATCGTACTCATTCTGCCAAGTGCGAGGGTCATATTCCACATACTTGCCGCGCATACGAACCAGTTTAGGTCTGTCCTGATACTTACCCAGCAGGTGCAAGATCCCCTTGAACAGACTCTTAACGCCTGTCTCAGCGAACACTCGGGCAATCAGCTCCATCTTGCCGGAGTTAGCCTTCATCATCGCAGCTACAGCAGCCGCAGTAACGTTAGACAACACATCCGGGTCAAGTCCCTGTTGTGCATCGCTAATACCAGTACGCTTAACCTGAACCTCGTCCAAGTATTGCAGCATCGGCATAGCCTGACCGAACGTAGACGCAACAGACAGCGGCATCAAGGCATTCGGGTTCTTCATCCGAATCACACCGCCCGGCGTAGCATTCAGCAGGTCATCAATGTTCACCTGACCATCAACCACGCCAATACGGTTATGGTTAGTCAGATACAGGTTATCCAGCGACTGACGAACAATCGTGGACTTGATGAGTTGCAGGTCAACGGTACGGTCAGCAAGCGACTGTCCAAAGAACTTGTGCGGAATTGGAATAGGGCAGATCGAATGGAACGGAATGTAATCACACTCCTTGTCCTCTAGTATTTCACTACCGCAATAAACAATACGACGCAGCTCTGCGATACCGTCATCATCTTCATCAATGCGGATATAGCACTCGTAGACCTCAACGGTCTGCATTGCAGGGTCAAGGCTCTGCTGCTCGTCTGGCTGTTCACCTGCATCGAAGCGAGCAATACGCTCCTGAGAGAACGTCAGATCATCATAAGAAGGTAGCTGATAGACAAGGTCTTCATCGTAGCCCATGGCGATCAAATCCGACCTCGGCATTAGCTTACGATGAGCTACAAAGGGGGAAGTCTCAATGTCCCGAGCCGCCTTGGAGATCAGGAACTCCTCCGGTGGAACATTCTCAATACGTACAGAGCCAGACTTCTTAACTTTCTTGACCTTGACTTCAAAGCGAGGCACTACGATAGGCTGACCCATCATGTCCATACCGCCATCGTCAAACTCTACTTCCTGCTCAACAACCTCCAGCGATTCATCCGACAACAGCATTGCCAGTTCCATCTCGCTCAGGTTCTTGTATTTCTCTACAGTAACGTCTTCACGCTTGTCCCAGTACGTCTTAACAACGCCAACCTTCTGAAGCAGGGCATCCTTGAACCAGTTGTGCAGGATCAATAGACCATCGTTCTCACGATAGAACACCCAGTTGCAGTAGTCAGTGGCTTGTTTAGCGGATTCTTCAGCCTCAGGACTCTTAGGCTCGAAATAGACAATATCCTCAGTAGTTGTGAATACTCGGATAAGTTGTGGCAATGCACCATCGATAGCCTCAGCTACCTCGCCAGTAACGATCTGGCTGCGACCTTCTACCTCATTGCCGTAAGGATTACGTAGATAGTAATCTAGGGCTTTACGACGAGCCTCTGTGGTTTCTGTATCAATGTAGCCAAGACTGTTGTCAATCTCGGCTTCCAGAATACCCTTAACTTGGCCTTCATCCATCATAGCAAATACCTTTCAGGCAATTTTGCTTATTATACAATCCAATTAGTCTTAATAGGCAATTCGCTTGACCATGAATCATCAGATTCGTCAAGGCTTATTGCTAGGTATCTAAAGGCATCCGAGTAATGAGAAGCCCAGTTGTGCAGCGGCTTGTCATAGAACACCTGTTGCTTCTCGTTATATTCCCGCCGATAGTTACGTAAGGCATCAAGTCCAGCCTTAGTCTTATGGTCAAACCAGCATCTAGGCAGCATCCTACGGACAGCCTGAATACCATCAGCAATGGACAGTCTGGGAGCCACCGTTATAGATAGCCCCGCTTCTTCGAGTACTTCCTTACGGCTTCTCCCTGTTCCCAGCTCTCTGACTTCAACGTCGTGGGGGAGATACTGTGTGAATCCTTGGTAGTTGTTCTCTCGCAACCATGATACATAGTAGTCCAGACCGACTCCGTGGTTTTCCATGCAATCAATGATCCTAATCTCTTTACCAGCCAACTGAGCAACCCAAAGGCACGTACTGTCACCCATCCCAAGATCCCAAGCAACGAAAGACTTGCAAAGATCATCACGGTCAATGGTAGTGATACGGCTCTTCGCCTCAAGATCATTGATAATCTGCCCATAGTAGCTACCCTCAATGGCGGCGTTAAAGGAACACTCAAACTCCTGCTGATACTTGTCCTCGCCCATCTCCTGACGAGCAGCCCATAGTTCCTTGTCATTCAGGACACCAGTCTGACTGGCCTTGAACTCTAGTAGCTGCCAGCCCTCAGTAACCTGCGCCCTATCTCTCAGGTCAGCAAAGTGGTTCCTACCTTTAGGCGTACCAATGAATAAGCACCAGCCCTCACGGTCAGCCAGAGCAGGTCTTAGGATCTCGTTCCATATCTTAGGGTTTTGGTCTCCAATCTCATCCAGCACAACGCCATCAAAGTACTGACCACGGAGGCTATCAGCGTTATCAGAGCCGTAAAGACTAATCCGTCTGCCCCAAAAGTCCACCCTAAGCTCTGATATGTTTGCCACTGCTCCCAGAGGACGAGTGAACTCAAGCAGATAATCCCAAGCGACACGCTTAGATTGAGCATAAGTAGGCGCGATATAAGCAAATCTAGGGTTTGGCTTGTTGCACTCAATGGCAGCCTTTATCAAGTGATTGATAGCAGAGACAGTTTTCCCCATCCTACGATGAGCCACTACTACCGTGAACCTTGTGGAGTCTATAGCCTCATGGATAAGGAGTTGCTCCTTACGAGGCTTGTAAGCAATCTCGATTACTTCTGCCATGTAACAACGTGCTGTTGAGCGCTACCATCAGGGCCAGATACTTCCTGCTTCTGCGTCTCAGCCCAGCGCATCTGAGCCTTAGTCCACCAGATCAACGCAGTCGTATCCCCACCTTGAGCCTTGTTAAACAGCGTCTTAGCTATCTGTGCGCTGGCCTTAGCCTTACCCAAATCTAGTTCAGTCCGGTAATGTTTCCGCAACGTCTTATCGTCAATGCCAATCAATGCCCCTATTTGCTCATGAGGCAACCCTAGACCAGCCGATGTTTCGACTAATCGCTTACTTTCATCACTAGGAATATGCTCGTTCATTTTCTTAAGGGGAAATGTTACTCATTTATCAATAAAACGGCTTTCTTGCCGGTGAAGTCTTCCCATCTCTTTACTATAGCGTCACAGTATCCTGAGTCTTGCTCCATTAGATATGCTTTAATATCCATTTTCTCGCAAGCAATTACTGCTGTTCCGCTTCCAGCGAATAAGTCTAATACTACGCCTTTAGTCGGAACCTTTAGATATTCTATAGAAAATTTGATAATTTCCACCGGTTTCTGGGTAGGATGGATGCTCCCTTTAAGGGCTGATCTATTTATTGTTTTACTCCTTAACGGCTTATCTTCTGTTGTCCAAGCTAACTCACCATCAGACATTGTTAGACCGTCCTGACCTTTACTCCAATAAAGCCACCCTCTAGTTGCTGGCAGCAAATCTGCAAAGTAATTCCCTCCCCAGATAACGGACGGGACATTTAAAGCAACGATCCAGTTAAATATTCCCTCATCTGGCCTATTACTGTCCCATCCCTTTTTCTCGTGATATTTGCGGTTATGCTTTGGATTTACGCTAATTGACTGTTTCTGCCCGTCAATACCTATTCCATAAGGAGGATCAGTAACAATTGCATTAGGAATAGTTCCGTTAAGTAATTTATCAATGCAATTTATGTCTGCTGAATCACCACACATTAACCGATGATTGCCAAGTTGATAAATGTCCCCCAGCTTAGTTTTAGGCTCTACCGGAGTCTCAGGTACGGCATCCTCATCCGTTAGCCCGTCTACCTGCTCAGGTTCCAGCAGCTTATCTAGCTCTTTCGGGTCAAAGCCAAGAATGTCTAAGTTAAAGCCCTGATCCTTTAAATCAGCCAGCTCTAACGATAGCAAGCTGGTATCCCACCCAGCGTTCATGGCTAGTTGATTGTCAGCAATAACGTAAGCCTTCTTCTGGCTATCCGTCATGTGCGCTAATTCAATCACCGGAACCTCAGTATGCCCCAGCTTTCTTGCCGCCATTAGCCTTCCATGACCAGCAATAATGCCATTTTCCCCATCCACTAGGATAGGGTTAGTCCAGCCAAATTCTTTGATACTTGCCGCGATTTGGGCTACTTGAGCGTCAGAATGTGTACGACTATTCTTAACGTAAGGAATGAGTTGTTGTACCGCAACGGTCTTTATCTGCACTGTGCATTACCTTTCAGGTGTCATGCTATATGTACCACTCAGATTTCGTCATAAGTCTAAACGGCACATTGTTTTGCATTGCTTGTATAGAAAGCACCTCCATTTGGCGCATGTAGCTATAAAACTCTTTTGCTTCTGGATCTCGTTTATCCGGCTGTCCGTTTTTTCTTTTTAGCAACTCATTGTACCAACTTGATATACATTCTGGAGACTCGTAGACTCCTACTGATAGTTCTATCGTATTCATTTGCATTATCCTTTGGATGTCATGCTTACTTTTGAGCTTCTCTATACATTGTTTCTCTAGTAGAAAAGTCTTTGTTTCTTCCCTTATTTTCTACAAAGCCAAATTGCTTATAAAAGTCTTTTAACCTTGATACTGATGTTGCACCAAAGTCAACAGATGGGGATAACGTAAGCTTAGTTCCCGTTGCGTCTGCGTAATCAGAAAGTTGACGCATAATTGACGAACCAACTCCAGAGCCTCTTTGTTCTTTGGGGACAACTATTTTTGAAATATTTAAAACGCCGTTTTTATTTGATATATCAAGTTTTACATTAGCGTTTTCTGCATTTTTAACAATATCATCTAATGGCAAAGCATTAGCAATTCTTGGTGGCTCTGCTGTCATTGGGTTGTTAGCCCAAGAAAGGTCAGTTGGCACTCTTTCTGCTGACATCTTTCTAATTGCGTCCATTGCTTCTTTGCTGGCTTTAGTAGCTCCAAGCAAACCAATTGTTTTTGCGGCTCCAGCAGGATTCAATGCGCTAGACACAAGCTCAGTTGTTTCGCCAAGTAAACCTTTTTGTTCAGGTGGCAACAAACCTTTAGACGTAAGGTAATCAGTAGACCCAAATACTTGTTCCGGCCTTAGCATTCCAGTGGCAGTAAATGGCAATGCAGCTAGATCTACAAAGCCAGTAGCCAACTGAGGAACACCCCTAGCTGTAGCTAGTCCTAGCTTCTTTAACGTTTCTTCAAGAGTTGCCATAGAACACCTCGTTTATCTACCAAGTAACCCCGGTATCTGAACCTGAACCGGTCTGCCTTTGTTCGATCCCGCTGGCATCATTGCTTCACCGTAAATCCTAGCAATATTAGTTAGGCTAGGTGTTCTGCTTAAATAATCACCCCTAGACTCAGACTGATACTTACCGCCCTTTACAGGGTTAAAGTCATATACGTCCTTAACAACAACATTGCCCGTCTTTGGATCTATAGCGTAATTAAACTGCCCTAGCGTAGTCCTGATGTTTTCGTAAGGGTTTGCACCACCAGCGCCTACTCCTGCATTTGTAGATAATTGTTCTACTGGAATAAAGTTAGCATAATCCTTGTACTGGATATAGCCTGTAGGTGCGTTAGGATTAGCCATTTGCTTTGCTCTAACCAACTCACCAATCGTCTTTAACTCTGCCTCAGTAAAGTTCTTCTCAGTAATAGGATTCATCTGCTTATCTGCAAATGTTTCCAAATAGATACGCTTGTTTGATGGCATCTGGCTACGATCAGCAACAGCGCCATAAGCCTGAACGCCAGCACCAGTTACCTGATTAGCCAGCATCTTAAAGAAGTCACTTATCGGATCAGCCATAAAACACCTCGTACATATCCGGCCTGTTAGCCTTTATCCACTCTCGTGGTTCCTCATGGCATTTCTTAAAGTCAGTACCTACTGTCTGGCTCCCTGCATGATGCACATAAGCCCGGCTGACAAAATGCCTATACCCCGCTTCTTGCAGGTCATGACATATTATATTATCGGAATACCAATTAGTGCTTGGGAATTTTGCTACATCCCATGCCTTCTTACTTATCGTGGCAAAGATAGGCGCTATTACCCCAGTCGGTTTAATCATTGCCTCACTAGCCCACCGTAATCCCTCTTGCCTATCATCGTGTACAGGGAATCTAATGTTTTGATCTGGCAATACATAGTCCGATCTAGCACCCAAGAATCCCACATTGATATTGTTTTCCTGCAATAACTCTGCATCCTTAGCCAACAGATCTAACGTAGTCGGCGTTAATACCACGTCATCGTTAGAGACAATCATTGAATCGTGTCCTTGGCTGAAGGCATAATCGATACCCGCATTATATGCGTCTCCAAAATTGGTAGCAGGATTTGGCCTGAAGATAACATTGAGTCCCGACATTCTTGAACGGATGTCTCCCCAGAGTCTAAGGTCATTTGAGCATAGATAAATTGGTAGTTGTGGAGCATAAACTTTAATGCTTTCCAGTAATATCGTTACGCCGGGATTGCCGATTGTGCAGATAACTATAGCTTGCATAAAGTTACCTTCATGGAATCTACTGCCCTTGGAGTTCTCAAAATTTCCTGATCGGGAAGTCCTGCTTCTGACATTTCTGAGCCTAGTTGCGATAACTTGAACTGGAGTTCTTCTAGCTTAAAGCCTGACTCCCATCCCAAATACCAGCACCAGTCAGTGTAATACAGCCAGCTATTCTCGTTGAATGCCCTTACATGAGTAGGATCTTGCCATGCGCCAAGGCTTAATTCATACGGAACAGAAATAACAAATTTCCCGTTCGGGATTAACAAGTCCTTACAGTTCCTCATGGCACTAATTAAATCCGGAATATGCTCTAAAACGTCATTTGCGACGATTTTTTCAAACATCTCTGGCTTAATCTTGATCTTTCCGAATCGGGTATCTACTAGCTCACCCCATTTAACCTTAGAAATGTCGCAACACCAGTCAGGATTGACTCTTGCCTGTATGTCGGAGTTTAGGCAATCTTCTCTCCAGTCCTTGCCGGAGCCTAGATTAAGCGTCTTTGGCAGCAATTAAAGCCTCTATGTCGTTAGAACAAAGTAACGGGATTAGCTCGTTTATACGGCTCTCAGGCAAGTCCCACCATGGGTTATTAAGTAGTCTCTCTATCTGATCCTCAGTAAACCGCATCTTTAGCAGCTTTGCCGGGTTCCCTCCGACTATCCCGTAAGCAGGGACATCCTTAACCACCACGGACTTAGCTGATATGACAGCGCCATCACCGATATTAACACCAGACAATATAGTAGCGCCTGACCCTATCCAGACATCGTTGCCAATGACAACATCACCCTTAGTCGCTGGATGCCCTTTACCATGCCAAGGGAATTTGTCTTGATGAATATGCCCAAACGGGTAAGTAGTTACCCAGTCTGTTCTGTGATTACCACCAAGGAATATCTCAACATTGTCAGCAATAGAACAAAAAGCGCCGATCTTTACATCAGCGCCTTCACCCCACTCCCTGACACGAATATTCTTAATCCCATAGGAATATTCCATTACTTTTTCTTGTTCCGAGCAGAGATAGAAGCAGCCTTCTGCTTGGCATCAGCCTTTGAGGAGGCTCCCCATGCTCGTAAAGACAGTAACAAACGAGTAGGCTCACCATTGGGTTTCTTCTCCGGGCCGGGCATATTGCCCATACGGGCTAGGAAACTAGCTCGTCTTGGATTGTCTCCTGACTTAACGGGAGCCTTCAGGTTCGATCCGGGATTCTCAGCCTCGTAAGACTTTCTGC